ACATTCCAACCAAAAATTGGATTCAAGACAAGATATGGTATTGTCGAGAACCCATTCTCACAAGGTGATGTTACTAACCAAGGACTTGGTGTTCTTACACGTAACAAGAACCGTTACTACAGAAGAGTTAAAGTTACTAACCTTATGTAATATAAATATCTCGTTCGAGATATCAGAGACTCCTTCGGGGGTCTCTTTTTTTTGTCAATGTTTGGAAACCTATATAATGTTACAGGAGGCTAAGACAAATGTTACACTTATTAGGTAGAGGACAAGAACCAGAATGGGACGAAGATAAGCATGATATAGATGAGGTCTTTGCTTTTCTGTGTTATCGTGGAATTCACTATGCAAAAACGGTTTATATAGATTTCTCAATGGAGGGTCCTTCTTGGTTTCTAAATAACCCAAGAGAAGAAAATGATCAAACCACTGATTAAATCTGATAACTATATGCTGCATCATCGAGTTGATATATGCGGTTATCATTTAGATCGTCAAGAATTATCTAAGACTTTAGTTGAAAATATGCTTCATTATGAAGGTGTTGGACTTTCTGCCAATCAAATTGGTATTTGGGAGAGAGCATTTTGTATGATGATTAATTTTGAAACTAATGAAACAATCACTTGTTTTAATCCAAAAATAATTAAAGAGTCAAAGAAAACAATTCAGTATGATGAAGGATGCTTATCTTATCCTGATGTCTTTATAAAAATTGAAAGACCAAAAACTATTGTGGTTAAGTATGAAGATGAAAATAAAAAGGTTCATAAACAAAAATTAAAAGAATTTATTTGTAGAATTTTTCAACATGAATACGATCACTTAGAGGGAATTGATTTCACTCAAAGACAATAAATAACTAAAAAGATAATGACTAATTCGGCATTCGGAAAACAAATACAGAATAGAAATTTTCTATCAGGGGTAGCGTTCAAATTTAATTTGACTAAGTTTCCGAAGGTTGACTTTTTCTCAAATTCTGCTAGAATACCAGAGTTAACACTTGAATTGACAACACAACCATCATATCTAAAGAACATAGATGTACCAGGTGAAAGACTTACTTTTGGTGATTTGACACTTCGGTTTTTGGTTGATGAGAATATGGAAAACTATATTTCTGTTTATGATTGGTTAACTGGATTAGGATTTCCAGAAACTACAAAGGAGTTTGCTGACTTAATCAAAGATAAAGATGGGCAAAGAGATCAAAAAGCAGCATTCTGTGATGGAACTCTCAGAATATTAAACAGCAATTATAGAGAAGTTGCAAAAGTTAAATTTAATGATATTTTTCCAACCTCTTTAACATCATTAGACTTTGATGCAACAAATACAGATGTTCAATACTTTACAGCAGAGGCAACTTTCAAGTATACTTTATATAAAATATCTAGCAGCACTACATGAATCTTGAAGCAATTCAGGAGATGTGGGAAAAAGATTCTCATATTGACCCTGATAATTTACATGATGAATCGTTAAAAATACCTCAACTTCACTCAAAGTATTATACACTTTATAATACAATCAATTTACTTCGTGAAAGAGCAAGAGAACAATATTCAAAAGTTAGATTAGAAAGATATAATTATTACACAGGTAAGGCACCAGCAAAAGCATATGTTGAAGAACCTTTTCCATATAAGGTTAGAGAAAAAGATGCTATCCAAAGACATTTAGATGCTGATGACAGAATGAATAAAGTTGATATGAAAATAAAATACTACGATATAATGCTTAAATTTTTAGAGGAAATAATAAGAGCAGTGTCAAATAGAACATATCAAATTAAAAATGCTATCGAATGGAATAAATTCCAAGCAGGTTATAATTAATAAATAGATTTGTAGAATTACTAATACTATGAAACCCACTCCAAGAGAAGCAAAACAAATTCACGAGAAGTATGATAGAGTCGTGAAGCATTTAATTGATGAAAAATATGCTGTTGATAAAGATGCAGCAGATAAGATTATCTCAGGTATGAGTCAAGACTGGTACGATACGATTGCAGAATAATGAAAACATTTAAACAATTTCAAGAGGGTGCAATTGCAACTGCTGCTGCTGTTACTGGTGCAGTAACTTTAGGTGCAATGGGTCTCAATGCTATTAGAAAAATGGGTAAAAATAAGGAAAAGATGGATAAGGGTGAGACTTTTAAAAAAGGTAGTACAATGGACAATATACAGAAGAAAAAAGATCTGTATAAGCAAATGGGTATAACAAAATAATGAAACATATTATTAATCGTGCTGACATCATCGGTGGTCTAAAGTGTGTCGAACTCGCAAAGAAAAACCCTCAGTATTATCAACCAGGTGTGGGTGTAACAGAGGAATTTAAGTTAAAAAATGAAAACCTTTAAGCAACTACAAGAAAGTATTGGTGCAGCTTTAGTAAAGTTTGGTGCTAAAGGACTTCGCAAGGCAGCAGTTAAATATTCACCTAAGTATGCTTCTAATGTATCTAAAGGTGTAAAGAATTTATTTAAACCAAAAAATGCTGATAAGTTTACTACTAAGGTAAACAAGATAATGTCTAAATCTTTAGAGTTTGGAAAACCAATAACTAAAACTCATAAAATAAACAGAGAACTTGGTAAGAATTTAATAGCTAAAAATCAAATTAAAAATAAAAAAGGATTCTACGCAACTACAAAACCTTTACCTGTTTCAAACTCCTCAAGTAGTGGTTATCAAAGTGGAGTATCTATGTCACCCAAAGCTGGAGAAATTCAACTTCAGGGTAATCTTAAAGGTGGTGAATATAAACGTAAATTAAGTGGCATGGGAGATAAAAATGTTTATGGATCAGTTGGTGGTAGTCGAGGAAGTGGAAATAAAGCATTAAGAAGGATGGGAAGAGGAGATGAAGTTAAAAAATATACAAGAACTAAACCAACTCCTATGTTTAGAAAAACTAAGGCAGAATTAAGTACAGTAACTAAAAATCCTAGTACATTAAAACAGGAACCACATAAGTGGAATCCTGGTGATACATACATGTTATCTGTAGATATTAATAAGAGTAAAACAAAGTCTCGTAAAGTAAGAGAGTTTATAAAACAAAACCAAAAGAGAATGGCGAGTATTAAAAAAGGAAAAGGTCCTTTAGGAATTTCTGAAAAGTAAGTTTATAAAACATAACTATATAATTCTATATGATATAGGATTATGACTAGTTTGATTATATCAAAAAAGAATGAAGTTCATCTTCATATTGAATCTGATATACATGTATACTATGAATTGGCAGACTACTTCACCTTTGAAGTACCTGGTGCTAAGTTTATGCCAACTTATAAGAATAAGTATTGGGACGGAAAGATAAGATTATTTAATATTCAGAACGGAGAAATATACGTTGGATTATTAGATAAGATAATACAATTTTGTAAAGATCACGAATACACATACGAATTTAAAAAGAATGACTACTATGGTCTTCCTTTTGAAGTAAATCCGACTATCTCAAAAGAGGGTGTCAAGGATTATGTTACGTCAATATCCAAATATAAACCTAGAGATTATCAGGTTGATGGAATATATGATGCCTTAAAACATAATCGTAAACTATTGATATCTCCAACTGCTTCAGGAAAGTCGCTGATGATATACGGGATTGTGCGATATTTTGTTGAAAGAAACCAAAATACTCTGATTGTTGTTCCAACGACTTCCCTTGTAGAACAAATGTATAAAGACTTTGCGGACTATGGATGGGATGTAGGTTCATATTGTCATAAAATATATGCTGGAAAAGAAAGAGATACAGATGCACAGGTTATAATTACAACTTGGCAATCAATTTACAAACTACCTCGTAAGTATTTTGAGAGATTTTCTGTAGTCATAGGTGATGAAGCACACCAGTTTAAATCAAAATCCTTAGTATCTATTATGACAAAACTTGGAAATGCCAAGTATCGTTATGGATTTACAGGAACACTTGATGGCACACAAACTCACAAGTGGGTCTTAGAAGGTCTCTTTGGTCCTTCTTATAAAATTATTAAAACGGACGAGCTCATGAAGAAGGGTCATGTAGCGACGTTGGATATTAATGTGCTTCTATTGAAACACCCACCAAATAAATTTGAAACATTTGAGGATGAGATACAATATATAATTGGTCATGATAAAAGAAATAACTTTATTCGGAATCTTGCACTTGATCTAAAGGGTAATACTTTAATATTATTTGCAAGAGTTGAAGGTCACGGAGAACCTTTATACAACCTCATAAATACTAATAGTATTATTGAAAGACATGTGTTTTTTGTTCATGGCGGTGTTGCCACGGAGGACAGGGAGAGAGTCCGAGAAATCACTGAAAGTGAGAATAATGCGATTATCGTTGCCTCTTACGGGACTTTTTCCACTGGAATCAACATCAAGAACTTACATAATATAATTTTTGCGTCTCCCTCTAAGTCAAGAATACGTAATCTACAATCAATAGGTCGTGTTCTTCGCAAAGGAAGTAACAAATCAAAAGCAACTCTTTATGATATTGCTGATGATATTAGTTACAAATCAAGAAGAAATTATACACTTAATCACTTAATTGAAAGAATTAAAGTGTACAATGAAGAAAACTTTAATTATGACATAGTAAATATACCACTCAAAAAATGATGGGAGATGAATTTTACGCAGTATTAAAACTAGTTACGGGTGAAGAAATCTTTGCTCTAGTCTCTGTTGACGAAAATGATGGAGACCCGATTATAATGCTTTCAAATCCAGTAGTAATGAAAATGCTCTACAATGGTGTAGGACAATATGTAAAGGTTCGCCCGTGGTTAGAACTCCCTACTGAAGATCTTTTCCTTATGAAGTATGATAAAATAATTACTATGTCAGAAATCAGTGACAAACAAATGATTAAGTTCTACAATAGATACCTAAATGAAGATGACGTTGATATTGAACTTGATGGTAAAGTATCTTTAAATCCAAAAATGGGTTTACTTACTACAGTTGAAGATGCTCGCCAGAGCCTTGAGAATATCTTTAATAGTAATACAGATAAGCCTAACTAACCTTTCAACCCTTACAGTGTTGATTGTACATGTTTTCAGGGGTATTGTCAAGTCCACTAAAAAATGTTATAATATCAGTATATTAAGTCAAGTATATGGCAAAGAAAAAATCAGAGCATTATGTAAACAATAAACAGTTACTAGAGGCATTGATTGTCTATAGAGCAAAGGTTGCTACTGCAAAGGAAAATGATGAACCCAAACCAAGAATTACAAACTATCTTGGAGA